TTTTTTTACAATTTATATTATATTTATTGATGTAATACCTGAAATGGTATTGCTCACTTGTAGGTAATTCATCGGACTTATAACCCTACAACATCAAGATTCAAGATGTAAATGTGATAAGAACTCCAACCTTAATATACTTGTTTTTTAGTATGGGGGGCTGGGGGGACTTATCACCTTCATAATCTTCAAGTAATATATTATATAGTTCTAGCAATTACTAATACTAGATATTTAAGTAATATGATAGATAAAGATACAATAGGAATTGCTACAGCAAACATAGTAACACCAGTAGCAGTAGGAATAACTTTAATGAATCCAGTAACTATATTAACAATAGTTTCAATCTTAACATCAATTATTCTAAATGGAGTATTGATATACAAAAATCTCAACAAGAAAAATTACCAGGATACTACAGAAGAAAAATAAGTTTATTATAATTAACTTAATTCTAATGTACCCATGTTAGATTACTAAACCCTTCCAAGTCCCATTAGAAGGGTTTTTTTATTGCCAAATATTTCTTATATTTATTTCAATGAGGTAGTGCTTCGTTCTGATATACTGTCCATATAATTTTTTTTATACTACCTCATCAGTCATACTATACCCCCAATTATCTAACATTGGGGGTTTTTTATTTCCAACTCATTTATTTTGATTATATTTATAGTAATGATGAATATAAAAGAAATATTACAAGGTTATTTCAACTTATCACCATTAGAAAAGGATGACTTATTGGTTCAACTATCAAATCATTATTTTCAAGAAGGGATAAGTTTGGGTTTAAGTTCAAGTGAAATAGTTGCTTGTTTTCAACCCCTGATAGATGAAGCAGTTAAAAATGATGACTTTGAGGTAGCACAAGCCTTCAAGGATATTAAAGACGCAATAGAAATAGTATTATTAGAAAGGATGAAAGAAAATGGGTTGTAATTGTAAAGGTGGAAGAAAACAAGTGGTAAATAATTTGGATAATCCAGACCATATACAAAACGCAAAGAACATCGTAGAAACGATTATCTCTGTAAAAGATACACAAGACCTCACTGATTTAGATAAGATTGAAATTATGGGGGCTTATTATGGTCTATATCCATCTTCAAGTATCAAACCATCAGTGGAAGACGCAATAAATCAAATTAAAATAGGAATAGAAATATATGGAACAAAATATACAAGAAGAAGGTAAAAGAGGTAGGGGTAGACCCAGACTTGAAGAAACCATGAACCCAGAGTGGTACAAGATTGTTATTGACGCTGGTGTTGAAGGAAAACACATTACACAATTCTTAATTGAATTGGGGATAAGTTGGGAAGGACACTACAGATTATTAAAGACAAACAAAAAATATTCTGAAGCGTTCAATCAATATCAAAAATTATGTGAAGACTGGTGGTTTAACAAAGCGTATGAATCTATGAGTGAAAATAATGGTGCTGGTTTTAATACAAAACTATGGCAGGTTATTATGACTAATAAGTTCAAGAATAATTGGAAGAGTGAAAAACATATTGATGTAACCACACAAGGGGAAAAGATAGATAATTCAGTTAGTCCACTACAAATTGAAATCATAAGAACAAATATGGGACAAGATGGAACTGAAGGGTAATTTTAATTTACCAAAAAAAGGTTCAGTATTCCAAGTTAAAAATAACTTTGAGAATATTAACTTTGGTAGTGAAACAATAGATAAGATTGAGTTTAAGTCAGTCATATTGACTATGGGTGGTTGGTTTATAGTAGATGTGGACTATAAACCCCACAGGAAGATGGAAAAGTTGTTACAACAGATTAAGAATACAATTAAACTCAATTCAAACAAACATTACTTTAATGGTATGTTGATTGATGTTGCTGAAATACCATACACATTTGAAGCACAATCAACAGGTTATGTAACCTTTGAGTATACCTTATTTGTAAACAAGGGGATAAAGTTTAACAAACAAGAACTAACAACCCTTATGGATGAAATGATTGATTTAATCTATAATGATTATTTCAAAGAACCAATAGATTTTGATGTGTATAAAACAAGAGTAGAGTTTAACCAAAATAAAAATGATTGATATTAGAACAGGTGATTGTTTTGAGTTGATTAAAGATTTACCAGACAATAGTGTGGATTTGGTAATCACATCACCACCATACGCAGATATTGTTAACTACGGAAAGAATATATCCATAAAAAAATCTGATGAATATGTTGATTGGTTATTACCCCTATTCAATGAGATACACAGGGTTCTTAAACCAACTGGTAGTTTCATATTAAACATCAATGATAATTGTGAGGGGGGTTACAGAAATACCTTTATCTATGAATTGATTTATAGGAACTCAAAAGAAACACCACTTAAGTTATACGACACATACTATTGGGTAAAGAAGGCTGGTATTCCAAATGGTAGTAAAAAAAGATTTAGAAATATGACTGAATACATATTTCATTTCTGTAAAGATGCCAAACAAATGAGATTCTATATGGATAGAGTTTTAGAAGAACCAGCAGAAAGTTATCTTGATAGATTAAAAAGTCCAATCAATAATGATAATGAAATTATTGATGGTGTTAGGGAAAGAAAGAAAGTAGTTTGGGTTAGAAGGACAAGTATGAAGGTTGATGAAGATGGGGTTAAGGACCCTGACTTGGTTCAACGAATTGTGCCTGATAAGGTTAGACCTGATAATGTATTTTATTTCAAGTCAGCAAACGCAGCAAGGGATAATACCATTAGACACCCAGCACCATATCACAAAGAATTACCCACATATTTCATCAATTTACTAACAGATGAAGGTGATGTAGTCCTTGATGTATTCAGTGGAATAGGCACCACAGGATTGGGTTGTAATGATAGAAATTACATAGGGTTTGAGTTAAATGAAAAATACGCAGAGTTCTCAAAGAAAAGATTAAGTGGTAATATTGATAAAGAATATGTAATAAACCAATATGACTTGGAAGACAACTTTATCCGTAGTTGGAAAACAATAACTGAAATAGAAAACACATTGGGGTTTGATTCACATAACCATATTGAAGATTGTATTAGAAAAGGAAATAAAACAAGTTATGGTTTCCAATGGAAATTAGAAGAACAAAGAATATGATAGAACAACATTTATACAATGGAGATAGTGCTGATGTACTAAAAGAATTAAAAGATAATAGTGTGGATATGTTAGCCACAGACCCCCCATACGGAATTGAGTTTATGGGTAAATCGTGGGATAAAGTTTTACCTCCAACAGACATTTGGAGTGAGTGTTATAGGGTATTAAAACCTGGTTCATTTATTGCGGTGATGAGTAGTCCCCGTAGTGATGTATTGTATAGGATGATTAAGGACTTGGAAGATGCGGGGTTTGATATGAGTTTCAGTCCAATTATGTGGACTTATCATAGTGGGTTTCCAAAAGCGTCAGATACAAGTAAAATGATTGATAAAAGAAAAGGTAGAATAACCCACTCAACTTTACAACTTAAACAAATCATTATTGACTACTTTAATAAAAGAGATATAACAAAAAAGTTATTTGATGACTTATGTGAGTTTAAGGCATCATCATACATGAGAACTGAAAGTAGGGAAGATGATGGTTGGGGTGAAGCAGTACCTTCTAATGAAAAGTGGGATAAAATAAAAGAGGTTTTACATATTGATACTAATGAATATGATGAATTATTTTATGAGGCTCAAAGAGAAAGTATTGGTAAAAGTTCAAGTGGAATAGGAAAGGCATTTACAAAAGGAGGATGGAATAGTGAAACTATGGAGTTTGATATTACAGAACCATCAACAGACCTGGCCAAAAAGTATGAAGGTAGTAAATTAGGTTTCCAACCAAAACCTGCCGTGGAACATATTATTATTGGTATGAAACCACACGGGTCAAAAAGTTATATTGATAATGTATTAAACTTTGAGGCATTACCTGATAATATCAAAATGACTTATCCATTTATTCAAGTTCCAAAACCAGCAAAAAAGGAAAAGGACTTGGGGTTAGATAATAGAGTTGAAAAGACAATGAATAGAGTAAATGGTGGTGGTTTAGAAAATGACCCAAAGTGGGCACCAGTAGAAAGAAAGAATATACACCCAACAACCAAACCTGTTAAGTTGATGTCCTACATCATCACCTTATTCACAAGGGAAGGAGATTGGGTTATTGACCCGTTCTTGGGCAGTGGAACCAGTGGTTTAGCATCAAAATTATTAAACAGAAACTTTATCGGGGTGGAAAGGGAAAAAGAATACTTTGATATATGTGAGGAAAGATTATCTGTATCAAGGGAAGAATTGGTAAAGTTCTTTAAGATGGAAAAAGACACACAGACAAAGTTGGACTTATGAAATACTCCAAAGGTATAATGTGGTTGGATGATTGTAGAATACCATATTCTGTAAATGATGATGAAAGAATTGGAAAAGGTTATTTGTGGGATAGTAAAGCAGAACCATTTGGTGAAGGTAAAACTTTATTAAATAAAGAAGGTTGGGATGTGAAAGGTAGATTTAGTCCCAACCTACTGGTATGTGATGATATGTTAAATGATGGTGTTATAACACAATATAACAAGACACGAGAAGACAAGGGAAACTATCTTGGGGGACACAGAAAAGAATATGTTGGAACAACTGATAATGATATTGTTAAACAAATTAAAGGACAATTCTTTAGTGATAAGGGTAGTAATTCAAGATACTATGACCTTGATAAATGGTTTGATAAAGTAATAGATGAAATACAGTAAAGGTATAATGTGGTTAGATAATACAAGGATTCCATTTGTTGATGAACCAGACCCATCTGCTAAAAGATATGAAACACCAAAAAAACATTGGGTTGGATATGTTGATACAGATACAGAAAATAAGTTAAATACTGAATACAAAGAACAACAAGGTAGATTCACACCAAACTTACTGGTATGTGATGATATGTTAAATGATGGTAGTGTTAGTAAAAGTCAAAGGGGTAGAAATGATGTGGGAAAACCCACATATACAGGAAACTCATTACTTAATAGTAAAACTACTATGAATAATACTGATAGGGGTTTTGATGATAAGGGTAGTTCAAGTAGATACTACGACTTGGATAAATGGTTTGATAAAGTTATAGACAACTTATGATAAAGATAATCTATAAAGAGTTTGTCCAATCAATCCAAGTATTTCATCAATTATATTTTGGATTTCAGTATTCTCTAAACCAAGTGAGTTTCTATTTTCATAGATTACTTTTCTCAATTCTCTCAAATAAAGAACTGGTTCAACCAATTTTGATTCAGGAATAACCAAAGGAACTCTACCACCAATAATACCAAAATATGTTTCAGTCAATTCATCAACATTTTCAATTACCTCTTTGTAAAATTGGTCTAATGCTTCGTGGACACCTAATGATGTTGTTTCTAAATGGGCTATGTGCATCAAATCCCTTGATTGGAATAAAATACCTAAAAATATTTCTGGTTTCATAATCATAAATATACAAATAATAAGTTATATGAAAATCCAAACAACAAGAGTATTTGAGGACCTGATTAATACAGATAAAAGAGTTTGTGTATTCCAAGGCAGTTCTCGTGCTTCTAAAACATATAATATTCTTATTTATTGGGTGTATAAATTATTACAAGAAAATGGTAAAACTTTATCACTGGTTAGAAAAACATTACCAGCACTTAAAGGGTCAATCTTAA